CCCCTTAACGACGCGACTCCCTGCCTGAGCAGAATCTCCTGCCTCTTGAGGTCCTGAATCAGCTTCTCTCGCCCAGCGACGGCGGCGGGGTTGCTGGCGTTTTGCTTCTGCTCCTCTCGCAGCGAGGCTTGCTTGGCGAGGTTTTCGACAATGGCTGGGGTTTGCATGGCAACCCGTTCCTGAAGAAGCTCTCGGTTCTTCTGGGTGGCCTGGGCGACGTCTCGGCGGCGACCTGCGCCAGCGCCGCCGGATTCGCTCATCGTTGAGTTGCGAATTGCTTCGGCAAGCTGCCCAAAGGCTTCCGCGGCGGACTTTGCCCGGTCGCGTTGCTTTTCAAGCATTTCGTTGATGACGTCGCCGCGCTTCTCGTACTCGCCAAAAAGATGAAGGTGCTTGATGAGTTGGACCGCAAGCTGCCCAGCCATCACGACGCCAAGGCTGATGAACAAGCCCTTCGTTGCAGTCAGGCCAGGGATGAGGCCGGACTGACCAAGCATGAGCCCCATCTGTGTGAGGTTGTTTGACACAGCGCGGAGCTTGTATTCCAGACCCCCGGTGGACGACATGAAATCGTCAACGGCGAACGCGGCTTGCTGGAACGCGAGGTCCGCACCCGCGAACCGTCCCATGCCCATGCTTCCAGCGTTCTTAGCGGCCCGGTCGGCAGCGGCCATGACCTGCTTCTCGTCAAACGCGCCTCCACTCAGCGCGGCAGTCTGCTCGAGCAGGTGCTTCGTCTGCTGGAGAATCAGTTGGTCGATCTTCTGGTACGCACGAACGCGCCTCTCGTCCGTGAAAGCCTTGTTGGCCTCGACCTTCTGCTGCGCGAGCAGGAGCGACTGGATTCTCTTCGCAGCGGCTTCCTGCTTGAGCCCAAGCTCCCCGCGCTCCGTCACCCTGTCGGCCGGGAAGTTCCCCTTGAACTGAGCCACCACCCTCATGTCCGACGCCGCGCGAGTCGCCGCGGCGCCGAGCTTGTCGGACTTCATTCCGGCGGCTTCAATGAACATCTGGAACTGCTTTCCAGACCTCTCCGTGACCTGCAACTTGCTCTCGAAGCTGTCCATGACACCCACGAGCGCCTGCATCTTCGCCGTGAACTGCGAGGTGTTGTCGGCAGACTTCTGCGTCTCCAGGGCCAGCTTGCGCATGTTCTCGGCGTCGGCAATCAGCCCTGGATTTTTGGTCTTGTCGGCCCGCTCCATGAGCTTCTTGGCTCTGTCGGCAGGGCCTTCCAAGAAAGCGTCGGCATTGAGGGCCTTCCGCGTCTCCGCAATCGCCTGCGCCCGATCGTCCTTCTGCTCCGCGTACGAACCGCCACCGACGGCGATCCCAGCGATTGTGTCCTTGTAGTTCTGGAGAATCTGCTGCCGGCGAGCATCTTTGGCCGGGAGCATCTCCTTGGCCTTGTCGGTCAGTTCACTGGCGAGGTTGATGTTGCCAACGCGGCCCTTAGACATCGCGTTCAGCTTCTCGAGCCGCCCGACCACGCCGTCCAGTGACGCCTGGGCATCAGCGAACGACTGCATGAACTTCGGGCTGGCATAGAGGCCGGGGTTGTTCCCGAGCGCCAGCTTGAACTTCTCGACCTTCGCAGTGAGTCGGGTGATTTCGTTGCCGGCAGCGGCCGTTTCACCGACGAGCCTCTGGAAGAAGGGGTCTTCGCGGACGCCCCCGCCCAGCTTGCCAGCCGCCGCGCGAGCCTCCGCGGCCTTCCGCATGGCGTCCTCGGCCCGCGACTGCACGAACGTCGATCCCGCGGATGCCACCGAGAGGCTGTTGTTGAGGCCGGAGATTCCCTTGACCACCGACACACTGGCGTTGAGCCGCTCGACCTGGGCCAGAAGAGCATCGACCTCGGCGCGGGATGCCTTCCCGCCAGCCTTCACGCTGTTGTAGAGGTCCTGGAAGCCCTTCTGGGCCTTGCCGAGCGCTGGGTAGAGTTGCGCCTGAACGGCGTAGGACATCCCCTCGATCTGGTTTTTGACGCTCGTGAGCGGCTTGCCGACGTCCTCGAAGAGCTTGTACATCCGCTGAAGATCGCGAGTGTCGATCTTCAGCTTCTTGGCCTCCTGGAACGTCCGCTGCATGCGCTGGAGGGCAGTGAGCGTCCTGTCGAGGGCGCTCATGTCCAGGTTCATACGGATGCCATTCAGCCGCCTCTTGAAGTCCTCGACATCCTGCTTCGCGGTGGAGAGCTTCCGCGTGAAGTCCTGCGTGTTGGCAGCGATGACCGCGCTGATTTTTCCGAGATACGCGGCCATCCTTGCCTCACTGTTGCAGCTTCATCAGTTCCGAGACGATCTGGCTCGCGGACTGTTCCGGGCGAACGGTCACGGGCATGAATGCAATCTCGTCGGGGACACTCCCCTTTTTGTATTGTCCAGATGAGGCCATCACGACGCGACATAGTCTTGCCGTCTGCTGCCATGGGTCAGGCAGCGGCCACCTCTGGTCATACGCATACCACTCAGCAAGCTCCCTGGAGTCAATCCTTGAGAGCATCTCCTTGACGGTCATCCCGCCGAGCGCCAGAGCTAGGCGGAAGTAGAATCGTCGCTCTGGGCGCTCGAGGAATCTTTTCCCAGGGCATCAACGTCCTCCGAACGAAGAGCATTGACAGACCATGCCTTGTCGAAAACGCGGTTCAGAACGAGGGCGTTCTTCTTGCCGAGGTCAGCAATCTCGGCGTCGGTGAAGAGCCGGGTGCCGTTCTCGTCGCAGAGGGTCAAGACGAGGAACCGCTCGCGAAACGACTTCGTCTTGTTCTCGACATAGGACTCCTCGAACGCATCGCGCTCCGAGCCGGAGAGCGTTCGCACGAAGACGTCGCCGCCCCACTCCTTGACCGTGACCTTCTCGATGTTGACGTCGCTTGCCGCGAGGATCGCAGCCTTGCTCAGACCAGCCATTCAATCAACCTCCGGTGTAGTCCGTGAGAACAAACTTGATCGTCCCTTTGACGATCTCACCAACCCGAGCCTCCATCGAAGCCGTCTCGACAGCCACGCTCCGGGAGACCGAATACGCAGTGGACGAGAACGTCAGCGTTCCGTACGTGCCAATGAGAGATGCGGGGTTCAGCGTTCCGTTGTGGAGGAAGTCCACCGTGATGCCGCCGCCCTTTTTCTCCCCGGTGGGGACCTTCATCTGGGTGCCGACGGGATGGTTCATCCCCGTCATGTCCACGATTTCGGCCGTGGGCTCCTCCACGGAAATCCCCGTCACGTAGCCAGAAAAGCCGCTGTACGTGAACGTCGCGGAATAGGGAAGTGACGGCTTCGCCATCGCTACGGCACCACGCGAAAAGAGGCCGTGCCGCGGATGATGTCACCAGTGGCAACTCGAACGGCCGAAGTGACGCAGGTGCCAGTGCCAGAGAACGAGTACGCCCCGGTGATCGAGACGGTCCCGCTGGCCTGCACCGCAGGAACCGACCCTCCGATCCACTCGATCTCCACCGTCGGAAGGTTGTCCTGCGTCTTGTGGACGTAGACAACGTCCTCCCGTTCATCCGGCCCGAGGCCCATGTGGGCGACACGGACGCGCTCTCGCTCCTGGCCCTGGCTGACAGAGATCGAGGTGACGGTGTAGCTACTGCCCTGAAAGGACAGGTAGGTTCCCTGCGAACTCGTCGCCACGGATCACCCCCATCAGAGCCGCAGCGTGATGCTTCCCTTGACGAGATCGCCCACCGAGCCGCCGATGTTGGCCGACACCACGGTCGCGTTGCCCGAGAACGACATCGGCCCGGTGATCGACAGGGCGCCGGAGGCGCCGACGGTCGTGATCGTGGTTGCAATGACATCGACGCTCACCTCGCGCTGGCTGGTGAACCCGCCGACGAACTCCTTGCGACCGTTGGGGGCGATGCCAAGGTGGCTGCCGTCCACGAGGTCCTGCGAGTCGCTGATCTGGACGCTCGTGACGGTCATCGTCGTGCCGCCAAACGTGAACGTCAGTCCTTGTGCGGAAACACCAGCCATGGTCTGCGCCTCCTTGCGCCGATTGTCTTATTCGGTAGCCTCTTGCCACCGAATCTGGTAAAGCTGCCGGACTTCGTATGCGGGGGGAAGCTGCGATCCGATCGAGACAGGATCGATGAAGTCATCCGTCTCTGCGGTCAGCCTCATATCCTCGATTGTAGCACCGGCCATTGTGCCGGTGTGACCATCGAGAGCCAGCCGAACCTCGTCGCCAAGTTCGCGGGCGTCATCGTAGTATTGAGCCCAGCACGAGACCTGGAGAATGACGAGGGGCATGAAGTTCGGGCCGGACAGGTGCGATTCGCGAACGATGTTCTGTCGCCTGTAGATCACGAACGGCAGTGCGGCGTTGGTTTTTGGTACGGCAAGCGGATAGCACTGGAAGCCAATGAGCCGCGCCACTCGAGGAGTGGTGGTCAAATGGAGCCGCACGTGCTTCTCTGGGGAAATCAGCATCACGGAACTCCCGGAATGCTCTTGGCGAGCTTTTCGTTGATGGCCCGAACCAGCCCGTCGCGGAGGAGGTCCGAGACTTCCTTCCTGTTTGCCAGGATTACGTCTTCCATGATGTGGTAGGCCGGCATGGCCCCGTACTGCTCGCCTGGGTGGAGCGTGTAGGGGTGGATTTTCTGCTTCTTGTCGTGGCCGGCGGGCAGAAAGTCGTGCGAGTACCCCCGCCCCCTCCTCGCCTGCCGAGTCGGCTCCATGAAGGAGGACATGAGGAAGTAGTAGCCAGCGCTTCTTCGGTGAAACTTGTCCGCGTCCTCGAGCCGCCTGTGAACGGTCATTCGGCCGTTGACGCTCTTGTGGACGTTGATGTACGTCTTTCGCTTCGCGGTGCCGGGGGTCCTGTCTCCGTTTGACCCGAACTCCATGAGCCAAGCGTGGTTTCCGCTGGCGAAGTCTCCAGTCGCCCCCTGCCTGCCCGTTTGCCGCGGTCCTGCGATGGCGACGGCGGCGTACGGATACTTCTTCGTCTTGATCGTCGTTGACGCCTCGAGGTTCCCCGTCTGGTCGTGACGAGAGACCATCGTGGCGTACTCGTCCTCGATCGGCTGGGCTGCCCGCCGGACAACCTTCTCGAGAACGTCGGCCCGCTCCATCGCTTCGATGATGTTGTCGAAGACGTTCAGGACGTCCCGGACGCCCGTGATCTGAACCTTGCAGAAGGCTTCGGCTCGAGTCTTCGACATCACTGCACCTCGCGGGCGAGGAGTTCGTGAATGGTTCGATTGTCGCGCTCAACCACAGATGCGATCTCGAGCGTTCGATCTCTCCATCGCAGCCGGTGCTGGAAGGTGATCCCAGGGTAAAAGCGAATGCGAATCTTGTGCGTCAGGATCGCGTTCGCCTGCATGGCCTGGAGAACCTCGCGAGCCGACATCCCCATCACGCTCGCCCAGACCGTGCTGGCTTCCACGTACTCGATGCTCGACTCACCAAACGCATTCTTCGACTCGCTTGGAGCGAGGATCGTGACGCGCTCGTTCATCGATCCCGCGGCCTGCATCAGCGCACCCAGATCGCGGAGTACGAGCCGACGCCCGCAGCGGACGCCAGCGTCACGGTCGCCGTTGCCGGAACGACAGCCAGCCTCCCGGCCGGAATCGATACGGCGCCGGCGAGCCGCAGCGTCGTGCTGCCGACGTTCTTCACGGCCACCGTGGACATGGCCCCCGTTGAACCGATGCTCACCGCACTCGTGCCGACGGTGCCAGACACACCGATGGCGACCGTGGAGGCCGAGTGTTCGGAGAGCGCGTCCACCTCGAACGAAGTGTCGCTCGAGCTATGGACGATGATGTCGATGTCGAGCCGGGAGTTCACGCTCATCGGTAGATTCCGAAGTCAGACGCCTGGAGCAGAGTCGAGAATCCGAGCGGGAGCGTCGAGCCGCCCGCCCCGACCGCTTCGCGGTTGAGGTACCAGTGGCCCACCAGAAGAAGAATCGCGTGGCGAACCACCGGGCTCACGCTGTCCTTGCCGTCGCCGTGCCCTGCCTTCCAGCGAACGGTGACGCTGTTCTCGTCTCCGCGGACGGCGGGCCAGACGCCCGAGTAAGGAGGGAAGATTCGCCCCGGCACGACAGCGGAATCGACTTGGAATGCGCCGTTCTCGCTGGTGATCGTGTTGGTGACGCCTTCTTGGTCGCGGTACAGGACCGTGACCGTTGATGGCTGCATCGGAGGGCGAGGCAGGTTGATCTCCCACAGCGGGAAGGCGTTGTATTTGGCTTCCCACGTGGTCGTGATGAACGTCGTGTCGAGGATGTCTTCGCAGTACGCTCGCGCTGCGGAGATCAAGCCCTGGATGTAGAGGTCCTCGACCTCGGTGTCCACGCGAACGTGAGTCTTGGCCTCGGTGAGCGACACAGGCTCGATGGCCGGCTGCACGAGACGCCGAAGGCTGCGAAGCGGCGTGAGGCCGATGTTCGGCTTGCGGGGCAGCCCGTAGACGATCGTCGTCATCACAGACGGGCTCTGTGGTGACGAGTAGTCAGCGTTGTAGCCGCCCCAGCCTCCGCTCATCGCTTCTTGCGTCCTTGCTTGTGGTCGATCTCAGCCCGCTCGTTGGCCACGACAGCCGCCGCAGCCGTTTCGAGGGGAGGCTCTTCCTTGACCTCCTCGATCAATCCTCGCTGAATCAGAATCTCCGCGAGTCCGCGGTCCCACTCAAACTCCGAGCCGGCGCGGTAGGCGTCGAAGTCAACCAACACTCGAATCTTCATTTTACATGGCCCCATGCTTGCTCGGGTGCGTTCTGGCCGTTCACCCAATAGTCGCTCGTGTGCTGCTGAACCTTGCCGCCCTCGACGGCTCTCGACGGCCACGTGACCATCAGTTCGGCATGGCCGACGCTGATGTGGGTGGCAACGCCGAGCTTGTTGCCGGCCTTGGCGAAGGCGCGCCAGAACGCGATGTCTTCGTCCACGTGCCCGCCGTCATACATCCCCTTGCGGTTGGCCTTGGCCTGGAACCACGGCTTCGGCGTCTTGCGAAGCGCCTCGGTGCGGATCATCGTGAGGCCGAAGTGCGCTGTCTCGACGGGCTGGACGGGCTTGCTGAACCAGTCATCCCCGACGGACGTCTTCGCCTCCGGGTCATTGCCGGCCAGGGCGAACATCACCGAACTGCTCTCCCGCTTCGTCTGAAGCGGCGCGATGGCATCGACGCCGCTGTGCATCAGAAGCACGGCCAGGGCCTCGAGCGTTTTGCCAGTGAAGATGGTGTCATAGTCGATCGTCAGAATGACGTCGTGACCATCGACCACCGTCTCCATGGCTCGCTGGAGGCATTGACCCCAAAAGGCCCCCGTCACCTTCACGGGAGCGATCCCGTGGGGTGCGAGGGCCTGGGAGACGCAGAAGAAGTTGTCCGTGAACCCGAGCCGCGGGGTACTCATCACCGCCGCGACCTTCAGGTCCGCTTCAACCGTTCCGAGTCGAATCAGCACGTGGGCGCTCCTTGTGTGGAGCGGGCGCGCTTCCGTGCGCCTTTTCGGCCGTCCTGGCCGTCCCGCGTGTTCTTGTCAGACGTTCACGAGACCGATGCAGCCGGCCTCCACAGCAGTCGCCGGGCTGGCGTGAGGTCGGCCGAGCCGGGCCTCGATGGCGACGTTGCAGGCCGTGGCCGGCGTCACCAGCACCTTGAGGTACCGCTTCCGCCCCCGGCAATCGACGTCGAGCTTGAGGATCGAGGTCGCGCCGGTGACGGCCACGGCCGGGATGGCGAATCCGCCCGTGCCGCCGCCCACCAGGGCGGTGACGTCGGTGTAGGCCGAGTTGTCATCGGACTCCTGCACCTTCAGGACCGAGGCGAAGACCGTGTTGGAGTTCGACGCGCGAAGCACCGAGATGCTGGCGTGATCGTAGTCGAGCCGGTCGATCGTCAGGCTAGCCGTGCCGCTCGAGGCCGTAGTGCCGGTGCCGAGTTCAGCGACCACCTTGTGGTTCTGGGAATGAATCATGGGTTCGTTTCTCCTGGGCTATGGGTTGGATCAAGCGGTCTTGAGGGCCACCACCGGGCCGACGGTGCTGGCGTCACCGAGGGAGTGATGGTTGATGTCGAACCGCATCGTCCCCTGGAGGAGAAGCTGGTCCGTGGTCGCGTAGACTTGATCGAAGAGCTTCACCGAGAACTCCCGGCGACGAGCCATGATCGAGGACAGGCCGAGGTTGCCGAACAGAACCTTGACCGCGCCGCTGTCCACCCCGAGGTTGCTGTTCATCACGTGAACGAGCTTCACGGGGTAGCCGAGGAAGGTCTCGCCAGCTTCCCCACCGATCTGCTGCACCGCGTTTCCGCCGGCAGCGTACTTCAGACGGGCAGCCGAGGCAGCGAAGCCGGCGGGGCTCATGTACCAAGCCGCACCCTGCCGGGCATACAGCGGGAGCTTGCCCATCACGTTGAGGAAGTCAGCGAGCGTGAGCGCCCCGAACGAAGTCCCGCCAGCAGCAGCGGTGACAACCGAGGCACCGTAGCTGCCGTTGTTGATCTTCGTGGTGATGCCGTAGAGCCCGCCGAAGTCGCTCGTGCCGGTACCCAGCCATCCGCACTGGTCGATCTTCAGCGAGAGGGAAGTCGCGAACTCGACCGTGACGGCATCGGCCATGTTGATAAGTGCGTCCTCCACGACCTCCGTGGAGAGGCGGCAGGAGACGGCGAGCTTGCGGGCGATCAGTTGGACGTTGCCGTAGGTCGGCTCCGACTCGTTGATGGCCCCGGTCTCGCCCACGAAGTAGGCCGAGGTGCCGGTGAGCCGCTTCGGGATCACGAGCGTGTCGCGGCTCATCGTCATGTTCTCGACGGCAGGCGGGAAGGTCCCGAACTGCTCAACGAGCCGGATGACGCGGTCGGCCAGAATCTCGGGAACGAGCGTCCCGCCCGCCGAGTTCACGCCTTCCGAGAGGCCGCGAGTTTCGACGCCGTGGTCCGCGCACCAGCGGAGGTCATCCGCGTTGCGGTGGATGACGCCGCGGAGCCATCGGCCCACCTTGTAGGCCGACTCGACGTCCTCGCGGCTCTCGTTGAAAGCCTTGAGGGAGGTGTGATGGGGGGTCAGCGCCCGAATCTCGAGCCGCTCCTGGGGCTTGCCGTCCTGCGTAGCCTTTTCGGCCCCGGCAGCGTCCTGGGACTTCGGCGCGGCCCGCTCGACCACGGTGCGGAGTTCCGCTTCCTTGGCAGCGAGCGTCTGCTCGAACTGGAGGTCGGCCTTGACCGTGTCGGCTTCGTCCGAGAGCTTGCGAAGCTCGGCGGTCTGGTCCTCGGACCGATTCTCGACGTCCGCGAGTTCGTTGATCCGCGCGGCGACGGCAGCAGCACGATCCTGAAGGCGCTTGAGGTTCTTCGGCATGACGGTTGGCTCCGGTGATGCCAGCCGTCAACAAAAACGCGACGGCTGGCGGGTGTGGTTCCCGCAAGCGCGCCGCGCTTGAATCCTCAAGTCGCTCGCACTGCTCTCCGTGGCTTCCGCCTCGGAGCGAAGTTCATATCTGTAGCCTATCGAGACTGCACTTCTTCGTGCAACCTATATGAGAGTGTCTGGGTCAGTCACGTTCGGCGCGAGGCTCTCTGGCTCGAGATGAGCCTCAATCCCCCATCGCCCGAGGAGGGCGACGATTGCTTCGGGCAGGTGGCCCGCCGAATCGCCGGACTCAAACTGCGATGAGTAGAGCGAGATTGCTTCATACGAAGGGAACTCGCTCTCGATCATTCCGAGAGCAGCCTTGGCGTCCCCGGATGACTCGTACATCATCTCCGCGGCATTGACCTGAATTGTCCAGCCCTTGCCGACGATTTTTCGCGTAGGGAGCATCAGTGGAACCTTCCTGCGAGCGTGAGGAGCATGAAATTGAAGTGTTCGCGAGCGTTCTTTCTCAGGTAGTTCGGCCTTCTGTATAGCTCCTCGGTACCAACAGACACAACTTCAATGCCGCTACGCCCTGCCGATGTGTAGTCGCAGTACCGGCGAACGTACCCCAACTCAGAATGCCATTCGTCCGCTGCTTTGCTTGGGTCGGACACTGACGGGGCTTTGTAATGGGCGAAGTTCGGATGCACAACCCACTGTCCGTTTGGATTCCTTGCCTTGTACGCCCACATCTTCGCATCATAGTCCGCAACGACAGCAGACCTAAGGGTGAGCGCGGGGTCGCCAAACTCCACGGCATGCGCAACCTCATGGATCGCTACGCCACTGTCCGTGTCCTTGAGGAGCTTGATAACACCCTGGCTGTGAGTGCCTGCCGCGCCTTGCATGGGCGCGTCGTTGCTGTATTTCACCCTGTTGACGACGTCAGCCAGCCGGAAACTCCCCATCGACCTGTAGAAGTCCCGTGCCTCATCGACAAGGACCTTTTTTTCTGGGTCGAGCTTGGCGTACTCAGACTCCCTTACGACAGTCCCCTTGACGTTTTTCTGCGTCCTGAAGTCAGCAAGGCGAGGGGCACCATCCGCCTGGGTGAACTTGGCGATTTCAGCGTGGAACTCCTCGACGGCTGTTTTCTTGGCAGCCTCGTATTCTGCGACTGCAGTCTTGCGAAGCTGAGTGTGGCGGGCCTCGCCGGCCGCGTCTCCGGCCTTCTGGGCGTCCCACAAATCGTCGCTGGCCTTACGGACTGCCTTGTTCTTTGCGTCGATTGTTGCGATGTGCTTTGCCTCGAGAGCGTCGAGCTTCGTGTGCAGTTTCTCGATGTCCTTGGCGTACACCCGCTTCAGGTAGTCCGCGTGCGTCTCGTTCGCGCCTCGCGGAGCGACCTTCGCTCGAGCCCGCTTTTCTCTCGCCTTCGCGGCCTTCTCCTTGGCTACGAAGTCCGCAAGATCGTCCATCCGCTCTCGCTTCGCGGCTTGACGATCACTGATGCGTTGCTGCTTGCGAGCGGCTTTCTTCGCGGCGAGCCGAGCGGCTTTCTTCGCGGCGAGCCGAGCGGCTTTCTTCGCGGCCTTTCTCTGCGCCTTCTTGGCCGCGATCCTTGCAGCCCTGGCTGCGGCCTTCTTTGCAGTGATCCTTGCAGCCCTGGCGAGCTTCGCTTCAGCCTCTGCCAGCCGGATGTTGCTGACCTTCACCGGCATCGAGGTGATCGCGCCCTTTTTCCCGCCGAATCCATCGAGCTTCTTTCTTGCGGGAGCGGGCTTTGTGCTGCCGCCAGCGGACCCCTGGCCCGATGGAACACCAGGGGAGTTGAATCCGGCGCCTTGCGAGCAGTTGTTGCCACTCTTGAAGCCGCCCGCGCCGGTTCCGCAACCAGCGCCAGGCGCGTACTTGAACTTGTTGTAGCCGACGCGCGCGCGCTTCGGTTTCTTCGGCTTGCCGCCGGCATTCTTGCCAGCGCGGGATCGAGCGCGGTATTCGTCCGGCGACCCGGTCAGGTCAGAGTCTTCCAATGGCGGCAGACTCCAGAGATTGCGCCTTGAGCTTCGCTGCCGCGGTGAGGGCCGCATCGGTCTCGCATCGCTTCGCCATCGGCGGCTCGGCCATCGGCGGCCCCTCGAGCTTCGGCGGCTGACTCTGGTCGCTCGAGGTCATCCGGTCCTCGGGGATCGACCAGAGCTTGCAGATGCCACCCGGCGCAATGTCGCCCTCGACAACGTCGCAGCTACCCTCCGTGTTCCAGAAGATGCAGTTCTCGCACCTAATGCCCTTCTCTGCGAACGGACTGTCGGGCAGATAGTGCGCGCCATCTCCGGCATCCTGGCTCCATGGACCTTCGCGAGTCGCAATTTGCTTGATGGCCTCGAACAGATCGTAGTTTTGGGGCGAGAGTTCGCCTGCCGACTCCTCTGAATACTCCGACCCCGGTTCGCCCTCGTCGCGCCCCTCGGTCTTCTCCATCTGGGCGACCATCTTGGCCGACCACGACTTGCCGGGGTCTCCCCCCCAGAGCAAGTGGGCCACGTACCCTGGAGTCGGCGGGGAATCCCAGCCGTCCTTGCGATCGACCTCGTGCCTCGCGAACCAACCGTCCATTTCGCGAACGTGGCTCTCGGTCAGCGGCTCTCTTGCCGCGATCCTCCCGGCCCGAGAGACCGTCTCGGGCTTGAGCCCGTCGCCAGAGTGCCCCTCCTTGTGAAGCTCCAGGCCGCGGCGGGCCGCGGCAGCCATGCCGGCCGGTGGCCGGAGCCCGTCATCGCGCTCCTCGAGGTCATCTTCAAAGGAAAAAACAGGCGACTTCATGCGCCTTTGGAGCCACTTTTCGCCCGAATCGCCGCCCGCAAGCTGGTACTCAATCCAAGCCGACTTGCCGTCCCATGACGCAGAACGCATCTCCGCGAGCCGCTGATGGGCTGCCATGAGGTAGCCCACCTCTTCTGGAGACACGATTTGTCGCTTTTGGAGCCTCTCTGCGATGGTCAGGAGGCTCGGATCGATGTCCGATCGGCCGGCGGCGAGCTTCAGCCCGCGCTTTGCAGCGTTCGCCATGGTCTGCCTTGGCCGAAAGCTCTCACCGACAGCCTCTTCGATAGCTCGGCGGCTCACGACCACAGAGGCCGACTCGTACGCCGGCCGAACCACAGGCCCAACGTCCTCGAGGAAGCCGACCTTTTCGATCGAACGACGCCGAATGCCGCGGGCGGTCTCGCCCCACGACTCGCCGCGCGGAGGGACCTTGAATGCGAAGCTCGATCCGACAACATCTCCGCGCTCGATCGACTCAACGACGTCCATCCGGCTCTCGGGCGGATAGATTTCGTACTTCAGCCCGCGATCGTCCAGGGAGAGCTTCATGGTGCCGTTTGCGGTGCGGCCGAGAAGGAAGTTCTTGTCGTGGTTGTAGACGCCGATGACGTCCGGCCCTGCGGCCATCACCTCGTCAAACGCACCCCTTCGGATCGTCTCGATGAAGCCGCCGGGGAGCATTCGCGACTCGGTCTCGAAGGTCGCGGCGTACCCCGTGATGACATGGCGATTCTTTCCGCCGCTCTGACGCTCGCATCGCACTTCGCAGGGGATACTGACCAGACGGCGCTCGAGTTCCATGTCTCAGACCTTGTTGGCTAGGTGGTTGTCCACAGGGCAGGGGCCTTACAGGTGCCGCTCGCACCACCCCTCGGTGACGGTCTCGTACTTCACGCCGCTGCGATGGCAGTCAAGAAGCAAGTCGCGTGACTTCTCCATCCATCCGCCGACAAAATCGTTGATGTCACGCCCTGTAGCCTCGCAGGCGTCCAAAAGCTCGGTCCGCATTCGCTTCTCGTGGGCCTCGAGCCACGCAGAGAGCTTCGCGGGACGGCCTCGGCGCTCCAAAATGCCGTCCGCTTCGAGCGAAGCGAGCCTTCGGACGGTCGCCTTGAACAGCACTTCGCCCGCGCTGCGAGCCTCTTCGGCCGGTGCCGGAGGCGTGTTTTCGCCCTCCGGGGGCGTGTTTTCACCCTCGGAATCGACTGTTTCTTCCTCTTCGGCAGGCACTTCGCCCTCTGGCGGCGCCTGATCCGGGGTCACAAACGACTCAAGAAGAGCCATGTTGACCTGGACAAACCGCTTTTCGCCGTTCTCGATGGGGTTCATGTTCTCCGCGATGCGGATTTCGTTGATCGAGAGGACCCCCAGGCCCCAAAGCTCCTTGTAATACTGAGCGCGGGCCGCGTTGTCGCCGCGCATGAGGCCGCGGACGTCGAACTCAGCGAAGTAGTCATCTTCGGCCGGCAGGAGATCGCGACGAACGGCCGTTTCCCACCTTCTGAGATGCGGGACGAGGCTGAAGGTGACGAAATCGAGCCCCTGCTGCTCCACCGACGAGTAAGAACTCTTCGTCAGGTCGCCAATCATGTAGGCGGGGACGCGAAACGCGCGCGCCACCTCCTCGACTTGGTACCTTCGGGTCTGAATAAGCTGACTGGACTCGTTGTTTCCGTTCAGTTCCTTGATGTGGACCCCGTGCGGCAGCACTGCGGTCTTGCTCGCGCGCTCCGGGCCGCGGTGCATCTCCTCCCACGACTGCCGGAGCCGCTCCGCGGTCTCTGGCTTGAGGGGGGAATCGGTCTCCATGACGGTCCCAGGTCGCGCGCCGTTGCCGAAGTACGCGCTCGAGTGGAGTTCCGTGGCCCTGGCGAGGGCGATGGCGTCCCTGGAGAGCGTTGTCGGCACGTATCCGCTCACGCCGTCCTGAGTCAGCCAGCGAATGTGGAAGATTTCGTCCTGCGAGTACGGCGTCGGCACCGACTGGCCGGGCTCCGTGTAGAGGTAACGAAGCCTCCCGTTCTCGACTCGCTTCACCTTCATCCGAGAGGGATGAAGAGGAATCAGTTCCGTGACAGACCCGTAGCGACCAGGGACGATTTGTGCATAGGCGTTCCCCCACAGGAGCAGCCATGACTGCATGAGTTCCCGAAACTCGAAGCTCGTCATCCAGCCGTTCGGAGTCTCGGACAGCACCCTGTGCATCGGCATGGTCGCAGCAAGCTCTTTCCCGCCGTTCCCGAGGCGGCGGAAAAGGCCGAACGGCAGGGCTGCGACAGACTCAGAGATCACGCGAATGCAGGCCAGGACTGCACTGCACTGAAGGGACGTCTCTGGAGAGATCGAGACGCCAGCCGTGGTTCGCCGCGTCTCTGAGATTTCCTCGAAGACTCGGGAGATGCCGCTCCGAAGCTCGATGATCTCCTCGATCGTGCCGGTCTGCATCTCTAGATCACCATGATTTCGGGTTCAGCCTGGGGGCCGTGAATCTCTGAACTGGCGATCCCAAGAGCCATAACGAGGGCCACGATGCCGTCAATCCTGCCGATCGAGTGACTGTGCTTCTTGGTCGGCTTGATGTTCCCTGCGTCGTCGGTCTTGATCTGGACGTTGGAAGCCTGCCACGCGAGGGTTGCGTTACCTCCGTGGCGGATTTTCCCGGATGCCGCGAGTGTCTCGAGCAGCTTGCTGGGCGCGCTCATTGAGGCGAACCCCTGCCCCCACGGCACTACGTGGATCGACTCTGCTACCAACTGCGTCGTGAGGTGCGCGGCGTTCCATCTGTCAATAGCCAGCCCTTTGACCCAATTCTTGGACGCGAAGTCCAGAACGAAGTCTCGAACGACGTCGAAATCAGTGATGTCTCCACTCGTAAGTGTAACAAAGGGGCCACCCTTGACTGTGGCCTTCGCCCAATCGAGATAGGGCACCCGATCCTGCTTCGCGCGCTGCTCCGCGTTCTCTTCAGGGATGAAAAAGTGAGCGTAGACGTCGAACGTGCCGTCATCGTCGGGCCACACGGCGACGAAGGCCGTGGTGTCATACGTGGAGGCGAGGTCGAGCGCGCAGTAGCACGGCCTTCCGGCCGGCGGGCGAACTGGCTTGTTGCCCTGTTCCCAGACGCCGTGACGCAGCCAACGTGTTTCCGAGTTGGTCCATTGGTTCAAATGGAGGCGGCGAAAGGTCAGTTCCGCGGCCGTGGATGTCCTGGCCTCCGCGGACATCTTCTCGAAGTAGTCCTTCTTGATGGTCACGCCGTAGTTCGGGTTCGCGGACTTCCACGTTTCCTCGATGAACGGGTCTGCGTCCGGCGCCGCCGCGTAGATGCAGGGCAGGAACGTCGGATCGTCAATCAGCCCATCGCGAACCCTCTCGGCGTACTGCCAGATTTGGTAGCAGATGCTCTCGCGATCGAAGCCGGCCGTGGTAATCAGCACGGTCATTGGCTGCCGTCTGGCGCCGGTGGCTGTGACGAGGACATCGTAAAGCTCTCTGTCACGCTGAACATGGAACTCATCGAACAGGATGGTCGATGGGTTGTAGCCGTGCTTGCTCGCGGCCTCGGATGAGATGACCTTCATCACGGAGTTGGTTTCCGGGATGGCGATGGCGCGGCGGTAGAGCTTGCAAATCTTCGAGAGGGTGGGGTTCCCTTCGACCATCTGCTTCGCGGCGTCGAAGAGAATGGACGCCTGCTCTCTGTCGCCGGCCACGCAGATCACTTCAGCGCCCGGCTCGCTGTCGGCCGCGAGGCCGTAGATGCCGACGCCACCGGAAATCTGCGTCTTCCCCTGCTTCCGCGGGCAGGCAAGCAGGGATGTTCGGTACTGCCGAAACCCGTCAGGGCGCAGCGTGTTGTAGAGCTTGTCGAGGTAGCCTGCCTGCCAGGGAAACAGGACGAACGGCTTCCCGGCGTGTTCGCCTCGAGAGTGACGCAGGCACTCGATGAAGGCGCGGATGTCAACTCTAGCCGCCAAGGAGCTTCCCCATCGGGTCCGCGGCAGCCTTGCCCTTCTCGATCACGGCCATGCCGAGACGCGCGCGGTCAGCGGGAGTGAACCCCAGGACAGACTCGAGTTGCCGGAGTTGCTCATGGCAGGCAGCCGACTGCGCGAAGTAGGGGGTGGGCTTCGCCGCCTTCTCTTCGCCCTGGCGACCGACCATGGAGTGGTAGTGAATCTCGCTCTTCGCCAGTTCCTCCTCGGCCGAGTACCAGCGGTCCAGAGTGGCGGCATACCGGACGGCGACATGGATGTCGGTCTTCGCCAGAACCCCCATGCGATCGAGGTTGGCGCACGCCTCGCGGAAGAAGTCCTTCGCCCGCTCGCGAAGGAACGGCGGCGGCTCGGGCAGGGCGTCCGACTCGAAGAACTCCCCAAGCTCCTCGCGGTAGTCGGCCCGCCAGGAGCCGGTCATGGCGAGAACGTGCTTGGGTTGAGGGGCTGGTCCTCGCCTCATGGTCGCCTCTCCAGCGTGAATCGCTCTTCTTCGATGGCGTCGAGAATGGTGCCAGCCTCCTCCGCGGAAACGAGCCTCCGAACGTCAACAGTCACGAGGTCTCCGGCGGCGACATTGATCGAGAGAGAGACGATCCCAGCCGGCTCGAGGCCGAGTGCCTTGCAGATTCGGGCGCCGAAGTCATGCGACGGTAGGGGCATTGGCTTTCTCGCTGAGTCAGATACAATCTCCCACTCACAAGCCTACAGAAAGAGACATCGTTGCCGCTGGGAGTCCAGAACCCGTGAAGATTCAGCCCCTCGACCACAGAGGTCTTTTTCGGACAAACCCGTGACGGTGCGTTCGACCTGAACGTGCGGTCTGGGGTGGTGGGGGGGGCGGATTTTTGG